GTTGGCTTAAGTTCTGTGGCGCTAAGTTTCTACGGGAAATAGAGATCTCGTCTCAGGCTTTTTACGAATTTATTATTACAACTAAATAAACTACTATGTGTTTACCATTAGCATTCGGTGCAGCAGGTTCTGCGCTACTCGGCGGAAAAGTGGCCGCTACGTCGCTATTAGCGAAGTCCGTAGGGACAGCTTCTATACTCGGTCCGATAGCCCAGGGTATGCTGAGTTTCAGCGCTCAGGCCCAACAAGCCCGTATGCAAGCCGAAGCACAGAAACGGGCGTCGATCGCTGAGAACGCACGATACATGGCGCAGATCTCAGCGACACGGCAACAACAAGCCGCTGATGCACTCAGGGTAGCCCAAGAGGTCCAACAGGCAAACAGGGCGAGCATGGAGGCCATGGCGAGAAAACAAGTGGCCGCAGGTGCCGCAGGTATCAGCACTGAGTCTGCGAGCTACTTGGCCGAGATGAGAGACCTAGAGAGACAAGTAGCTGAGCACAGTTTTGCCTTTGAACAACGTCAGACCCTGGCTGACCAGTCGTATGAACTTAAAGCTCGTGACCTGGGGCTCCAGACTCAACAGAATTATATTAATATTAATAGACCGATTGACCAACCAGACTTCTTAGGGACAGCCTTAACGTCGGCACTTGGAAGCCTCGACGCTTACTCAACGGCAAAGAACCGTGAGCTTACAATCGCAACACAGGCAAAAGGAACACCAAGACCAAAAGTATAAACTAGATGACACCACAAGAACTTCTCCAGCAACAACGCCGTCAGCAGGTCGATTTTAACTTATCGTTGCCTAGTGTCACCTCGCGTGAAATACAGGCAGGACAGTATTCGGTGGCGGTCCAACGGACACCCAAGGCCGAACAGACGACGCTAGGACGCCTTGCCGATGCCTTAGGTAAAGTCAACCCGATCATCGCGAAATACGGTGACGCCCAGATCGCAGAGAACGAAAGACAAATCTTAGATGTCCAGCAGCAAATCGCGAGCATGGACCCTAAAGAAAAAGAGAAACTCCTTGCACGACCAGAAGCCGAAGTGAACCTCTCTAAGGCCTTTAGGGCCGACTACGAGCTTAACCCTGTGGCAACCTACCGCGCCAAGATGTTGTTAGGCGCGGAGAAGAACGTAGAGTTTAACTCTGTGCTCACTGAGCGTATCGAAGAGTTCAAGAATAAGTTTCTTAGAGAAAACGGAGACAAGCCGAGTTACAGTCAGATAAGCAACGCGATCAATGAGATCACACAGGATTATCTGAAGTCTTCAGGACTCAATAGCGAAGACAAGGCCATTATGCGTGCGGGTTTCTTACAGGAAGCCTCTGTTAATATTAATAAATTAAAACAGACGTTACCTTCAGCTATGGCCGAAGAGCATAAGCAAGATCTACTCATTCCGAACTTAGCGAGCTCACTGGCCCGTATGCACGGCTCAGGGGACAGAGACTTAGATAGACTTAAGAGCCACTGGGAAGCGTCTAGTAGCAGTCTGTCCCGATCAGAACAGATAAAGGTCATCGATGCTACCCTTGGTATCCTTAACTTTGACAGTAGCGAGGACGAGCTAGACGACGGTATTGCGTTCCTAGAGAACATGAGAGACGCAGGGGTAGCCATAGGCACCACACGCCTCGATTCATCAGGGACACCCTTAGGCGAAAGCTTTTACGAAATGAAACTCGATGACCTTGAAGAGATGCGTGAAGCTGTTGTTCTGAAAGAACGTAAACAGGCTGATATACGCGTTAGAGTGAAAGGTGACGAATATACAGATAGATACAGAAAGTTATCTAAGGCTGGATATAGTGAGAGCTCTGAGGAGATTGCGGACGATATACAAAAAGAGCAACAAAAAATTGAAAGTCTAGAAGGGCTAAGTCCTTACGAAAAAAGTCGTTTATTAGATCAAGTTCCCAAAAGCGTTAAAGAGGGTTTCAGTGCAGAAAGTGACATCATCGATGCCTTAGAAATAGAGTCTGGAAGAAGCAACGCGTCTCCACAGGCTATGTTAAGTGAAACAAGACGCATGCTTGTTACTTATGTTCAAAAGGACTTAGAAGGACAGAAGTATAAAGGGGTAGATGTCAGTGAAGCGCTTATCGGGGAAAGGGTTCCGGCGAGCTTAGTTGGTGATCCTAGTGCCGGGGATAGATTTGAGACTTTTGCGCTAGGACCCGAGTTGCAAAACATCCTAAGTGAAAAGAACCAACAGTTTCTCACCGAGCGTGCTGAAGCAATGGAGCTAGTGGCTCGCTTAGATCCTGGAGAAGAGATAACGCTAGGTGATAAGGTCTATACGATTGAGGCTGGTGAAAACATTGAAAGAAAGCGTAATACTATTATCGCCGAACACATGACGAAACGAATGGGGGTTATCATGGCGTCATCTAAGGACGCCGTAGACGATCTTCTCGCAAGCGCAGTCAAAAAGACCGAAGAAGAAACTAAAGTAAAAGACGAAGAGAAGGCGAGACTTGACAAGATAGAAGAAGACAAAGGTATTGTTGCGCGTATACGTGAGGAAGTAGGATTTGGAATAATAAAAATGTCGCGAAAAGGCGAGCCTACATACGGGCTAAAGGGAACTGAAGCGGGGGAAGGCATCGCAGACATCGCAGACATGGCGACGTCAATAAGCGGATCACTGCAATACCAAGCACACTCCCCAGAAGAAACTAAACAAATAGTAGAGGCTTTCAGAAAAGAAGCTAAAGCTAGTTTTCCTGCATACAAGAGAGCATTTAAATTTCAATCAGAGTCAAGAGCGCGTTCTGCTCAGAAAAATGAGGCTATTAGAAACCTAACCATAGACTATTTATCTGTTAAAAGGTTAACAGGGTATCCCTACGAAGACGTTAAAGCAGCCCTTAGTGTTAAACCTGGGTCTCCTGGTTATTTCCCAGAAGGCGCTAGAATAGCAAACCCTAAAGAATTCTTTAAGAACGAGCTTTTAGGGAAAGATGGGAAAACTATGGCTACTTCTTTTGTTACTGAAATGACAGCAGAACAGAGAGAAGAAATCGCTGGTTTACTAGAGGTAAGCCCTGAAGTCTTCAAAGAAAAACAAAAAGAATACTTGTTGTATCTCAGCGGTGAGCGCAAAGCTACCCCAGAGCCCACCGAGGTCCCTGAGGAAACTCCTGAAGAAGAACCTGTGAAACCTCCTGTTACAGAGGCAGCGAAACCGAAAGCTCGCCCTCCGATTCCTGAAGGGCCTTCGTTTGAAAACTACAAGCGTCGTCGTGGTTCACGCGTTGAACAACTAGAGCTTCCACTGGATAACGCTAAGCCTGCTGTGGGCTCTGTAGATAAAGCGACCACAGACATGATTAAACAGTTTGAAGGAGAGTTTCAGCCTAAAGCGTTCTTCGATGTTAAACAATATTCAATCGGGTTTGGCACTAAAGCAAAAAAAGGCCAAACGATGACACTAGCGCAAGCTGAGAAAGCCCTCGCTAAAGAACTAGCAGGGCACGCTAAGAAAGTAGACTCGTATGACAAGGTCTACAACTGGACGCCTAACGAACGCGCTGCAATGATTTCATTTGCGTTTAACTTAGGCAACACAGGGTTTGATAAACTGACCAACAACGGTAAGCGCACTAAACAAGAGATCGCTGAGAAAATGCTTGAATACAACAACAAGAGAGTCGACGGGAAACTACAATTCAGCAAAGGACTAGATAACCGACGGAAAGCCGAGAGGGAAAAGTTCCTTACTAAATAATATTAAACACAACGCAACACACTTATGGCCATAGAAGACAGCTTAATGCCTCCAAACGAAGAAGAAGAAGACGACTTGCTCCTTGATCTTGCTAAAGCCCCGTTCAGAGGTATCGAAGGTGCAGTTCAAGGCGTCTACAACTTCTTAGACTACGCGACCGGAGATTATCTCCCAGACTACGACCAGAGACACCTTGGGCAATCCTCAACTATGGCAGGAAGTGTCGTAGAAGGTATCTCCCAGTTTATCACTGGGTTCGTGCCTGTTGCTGGTGTTCTAGGTAAGGTTGGAAGGGTAGCTAAGGCCCGAAAGCTGTTTGGAAGTGACGCGGCAAGACAGTTAAGCCGGGGTAGAGCACTCCCTGCGAAACAAATGGCAGCGATCAATAAGACATCCAAGAAAGCCTCGTTCGCTAAGAACTACGCGGCTGGTGTAGGCGCTGACTTCCTAGCGTTCAACGGACAAGAAGAACGATTGAGTAACTTCCTGTATCAGTATGAAATGTTCCAGAATCCGGTCACCGAGTATCTTAAGGCTACTGGAGACGAGACGGAAATCGAAGGGCGCTTCAAGAACGTATTGGAGGGTATGTTCCTTGAGATCGGCGCTACGGCTCTGTTGGTTCCGTTCCTTAAGAGTGTTAAATTAATAAAAAACAGAGGGAAGCTAGTGGCCGAGGGTATGGACCCTGAGGACGCCACCGAAGAAGCGATGTCAAAGTCTGACCTGACACAAGACGAACTGTTTGGGGTAACTGAAGTAGAAGCACCTAAGGCAAAGCGTCCAGGGCGTAAAGTCAAAGAAGAAGAAGAGCCTGATATTGAAGCAGAGAAAATCGAAGAAGAGCCGGAAGAACCCAGCGGCTTTGAAGGCTTAGAGCAACAAGAGTTAGACTTTAAGCTCGACGCTGACTCAAAGAAATCACTTGGCTTTGAAAATGCACCACGCAGAGACGGACAGAAAGTAGACGCAGAAGCCGAAGCAAAAGCTACAAAGCTTAACACGACGTTAGCTAAAAAGATAGCGGTAGGCGGAGAACAAGCGTTGCTTAGTAACATTAGGCTCGTGTCGTCTGAGAGCGACTTAGTTCCTCTTGTGCGTAGCTTGGCTACTGAACAGAACCTAGCGGCTTTGGAAGGAGGGTATAGAGCTAAAACCACTGAGAAAGAGATTCTCGAAGAAGGTCGAGACATGTCGGACATACTAGGGGGAAACAAAAACGTCCTTGAGGCTGAATTCAAAAAACTTAAACAGAGAGGGGACACCGTCACAGACCAGTTCAACAAGGACCAGAAGGCTATTAAAGTATTGAATAATGTATTAGCACGCAAATCCTCTGACTTCGCAATCGAAGCGCGTAGCCTCACCAAGGGGACCGACGAATACGAAAAGGCGCTTGCTGAGATGAAATATTTTCTAAATCTGACTAACGCATCACAGAACCTGTTTGCACAGTTTGGGCGCACTGCTTCGCTGGCGATGCTCCAGCGCAAATACATGTTCAAAGAAATCAAAGGCAAGAAGATCGACCCACTGCCTGACAACCTGACCCCACAGGACATCGCTAAGTTAAACGACCAGCGACTCGGGAGTATGAGCGATGAGAAACTCATAGATCTCGTAGCAAACGCTAAGTCCGGCGATGACCTCGAAGCAGCAATTAACAGGATAGCTAAGGGTAGCCAGGGCAACAACATGATGGACATGGTGCAAGAATACTGGATGAACTCTTTGCTCTCAGGTCCTACTACACAACTAGTTAACTTGATTGGCTCTGCAGTAACTTATGCCGTAGGGACCGTAGAGAGAGCGGTAGGAAGTGCGTTGTCAGGTAATTTCGCGCTTACTCGCGCTACCCTGCAGTATTCGTTTAGTGCACACGCTATAGCCGATGCGTTTAAGCTTGCAGGGCGTGCGTTGAAACACGGAGAGGCGATCTCGATACCCGAAGCGAAACTATTCGACGACCGGAAGAACTCAATAAAAGCTATTAGCTATTCCCCAGCGGGTGGGGACAACGCGTTCTCTAGGACCTTTAATTTCCTTGGAGAGTTCATTAGATTACCTTCTCGCGGTCTTATAGGTGGCGATGAGTTTTTCAAGGCGTTCAACTACCGGACCTATGTGCAACAAGAACTAGCAGCCGAAGCGATCCAAAAAGGACTTAGGGGCAAAGAGATTTCTAAGTATGTCGCAGATAGAGTTCAAGGTTACACCACTGAGACCGGAAGGATCTTTAACGAGGCAGGCATCAGGCGAGACGCAGAGATCAAAGCTGACGAGATGGATCTAAAGTTTGAAGATCGTCAGAACTTTATTGATAATGAAATGTTAAAGGCTACCCAGAAGCCGTTTGTTTTACCTGATGGCACAGAGCTCAGCTACAAAGACCGTGGCGTCTTGGCTGCTAAGGCTGAGCAGATGGCCAAGATCAACACGCACACGCAGGACTCAGAGAACAGCATGTCAAAAATGTTGTCTAGGCTTACGCAGAAACACCCAACGCTTAAGTTTGTTATTCCGTTTGTGCGCACACCGACGAACCTGTTGACCTACGGTATCTCTCGGTCTCCGTTTGGATCACTCCAGGTCCTCAGTAAAGACTTTAGGGCCAAGCTTAGGAGCCCTGACGCTTCAGTGCGTGCCGAGACACGAGGGCGCCTAGCTACTTCGGTAGCCACCACGGCGTCTTTGTTGTATTTCTTACAGAGCGGTAAAGGCCAAGGGCTCATCACAGGATATGGCCCTAAGAACAAAGAGCAACGAGAGTCCTGGGAGATGGCTAACCAGCAGTATTCGATTAAAGTCGGAGACAAGTGGGTAAGTTATAACAGGCTCGATCCGATTGCGACGATTCTTGGCGTTGTCGCTGACATCAACGAAGCTCAGACATACAACGAGCTCGACGACGGGGACCTTGAGAAAGTGTTCAGTGTTGCTGCACTTGCGTTCTCAAACAACATCACGTCTAAGTCTTATGTCCAGGGGCTTGATAACCTCTTTGATTTCTTGAAGTTCAAAGACCCAGTGCGCGACGCAGAGAAGTTCTTAGGTAGTATCGCTGGAGGCTTTGTGCCTAACGTGATCAACCAGTCACTTAACTACGAAGAAGACAGGCCACTGCGTGAAGCTCGTGGTATCATTGACCGTATGATCAAAAGAACACCGGCTGGGGGTAACTTACCTCCACGGCGTAATATGCTAGGTGAAGTCATGACAGTCCCTAATAGCGGAGGTCCTGCTGGTGTATTTAATCCATTATACATTAAAGAAGACCCAAAGAACGTAGTAGACTATGAGATTTCTAACCTTAGGTCTGGCTTCAGGCAACCATCACGGTTCTTGAGGCCCGGTGTTGAAGAGTTAGATATGAAAGAATATTATAACCCAGAGACAGGACAACAGGCTTACGATAGGTTCTTAGAGCTCGTCGGGACATCTACAATCCGAGGGCGGACACTCCGTCAAAGCTTAGAGCGTATGTTTAAGAGCAAGGAATACGCTGCGTTGTCTGGCGAAGATCTCAAAGACGAAACAGGAAGCGACAGCCCTAAAGTTGTTGCGCTGCGTCGTATGATCAGAGCCTACAGAGGCGTAGCGAAATCAAAGATGCTCCAAGAAAACCCAGAACTCCGTATGCGCGAGATCGAAGCGATCCAGAAAGCACGAGCCGCTAGACAATAATGAACTCAACGTATGCACCGTCACTAGTTGGCGTAACAGGGCTCCTCGGGGCCATCACCCTTGAAAGTGTTAACACCTCGATCGCTATTTGCGTCGGGGTCACCACGCTTACATATTTAATAATAAAAATAAGAAAGGAACTAAAGTAACATGGACCGCTCAGATAAACTATATGAACTCCAGGACCTACTGATCGAAGAGTTTTTACTCAGGGTCAAATCGGGAGAGGCATCCACGGCTGACCTATCGACGGTCAGACAGTTCCTCAAGGACAACAACGTGTCCGCCGTGGCCACCGAAAGCTCACCACTACACGAGCTAGTCAACGCCTTGCCGTTCCACGACGATAACGTAGACCGAATTGTAGACATGGCGTCCAATGAGTAGAAACTACAAGAGCGAATACGCTAACTACCACGCTAAGCCGGACCAAAAGAAACGCCGAGCCGGACGCAATGCCGCACGGAGACTCATGGCTCGCAAGCTAGGACTCAGCAAAATCAAAGGGCGCGACGTCGATCACAAAGACCGAAACCCCAGGAACAACGCTGCGTCGAACCTAAGGCTCCAAAAGAAAAGCCAAAACAGATCACGAAATGGCTGACCTACGTCAACTCAAAGACTTCAGGAACTTCCTCTACCTAGTGTGGAAACAACTTAACCTACCTGAACCAACTAGAATACAATATGAAATCGCGGATTACATGCAGCACGGAGATAAACGAGCAGTTATCCAAGGCTTTCGCGGCGTCGGTAAAAGCTGGATTTGCTCTGCTTATGTTGTCCACCAGCTGCTCCTCGATCCCTCAAAGAACATACTTGTTGTCTCTGCTTCAAAGACTAGAGCAGACGACTTCTCAACTTTTACTCTTAGGCTTATCCATGAGATGCCACTCCTTAAGCATCTTATACCCCAAGACAAACAACGGTTCTCCAAGATCTCATTCGACGTCGGACCAGCCCCAGCGTCACACGCCCCGTCAGTCAAGTCCCTGGGTATTACATCTCAACTGACCGGGTCTCGTGCTGACATTATCGTGGCCGATGACGTCGAAGTGCCG